AGGGTAGCCAAGTGTCTAGACTCTAGACAGTCCGATAAAAAAACGGGGAGGGAGAACCATAGACCGCCACCCATTCACCCATGCGTCTACCTTTGGATCCCTTCAAGTGTCCCGCTCTACCTTGAGTCATTCCAAGTGAGCCTCTGGATCCGACCTAGTCAAACCAATCGGCTCCGTTTGAACGGTGAAAGTGAACGCCCACGGGCGCACCGCGGGACCCCTATGGGGGGACATGGGCTGGCTGTAAATCAATTAAAGCCTTTCAGATTTTTTCGCCAAAATCTTGCTACCCATGGCTAACCAAATCTGACCCCACTTATCCACATCTCTAGCACTTTCGCTCCAGAACTGTCTGTCCTCCGACCTCAGTCACCGACCAGCACTCGTTTAAAGCCCCTAGGATGCCATTAGACGGCTCCGAGACACTCGGGGGTACCTTCGGTCGGTCTTGGGCTCCCGGGCCTTGTAAAGCCATTCCTAGCCCGGTCACCAACTCAGGGTTCTGACACATCAACTGCATCAGACTGGTCTCCAGAATCCTGATCTTAGTCTCTGACAACCCTAGTTCATAGACAGCATTGATCATCTCCAGTAGTTCATGTACTAGAGAAGAGTAATAGGGTATACCCCTAAGATCCTTAGACAGGGTTACTCTAGGAGTAGGATAAAAGAAGAACTCCCCAAATTCATCCTTGGGCATATCCTTGTGATCCACAGGTACTACATAGGGGGACCACTTGATATCCATGGGATACTCCTAGGGTTAATGCTTGGCTCTATTGACCGACTTTGGGACGATCCTTAGATTCGTCCTACGGTTATCCCGGGGGTTACCGTTCTTGTGGTCAATGTCCTTGCCGTCACCCTTTCGGACCTTGCCTTCACGGGTCAACTGCCTGCGGACCTTGTTTCGATGGGCCCGGTCTTTCTTGTACTTGGAGGTACCGTGGTACTCTCGATATTCTTCTTTGTAGTCACGGTCTGACATTACTTGGCCTTCTTCTGGACCTTCAAGCGGTTCTTGACCTGACCATAGGCAATGGCATAAGCCTTAGCCTTCGACATACCCTTCTTCATCAGGGCTTTAACAACTTTCTTTGGCATTACTTCTTACCTCCACCACCACCCATTGCGGCCTGAGCAGAAACCTTAAGTGAGTTGGTGCTACCAGAAACACCCATGCCACTCTTGGCTGCGCTAGATGCGCTGAATTGGTTCAGTTTGGATGCGGTCGCAGATCCACCCTTGGATACGCGCTTAGAACTCTTGGACTTGATCTTGAGTTCAGGAGCAACAAACTTGTTCAACATAGACATGATTACCTCTTAGCAGGGGAAACTTTAGGACCAGATGCACCGCGCATCCCGATCTTCATCTTTTCACGCTTCTTAGCGGCCAGTTCAGACTTGGACATTTCACCCACAGTCTTGGGGGTTTTCTTACTGATCTTGCGACTAGGACGGCAGTACTCGTTCTTACCCCCGGCTCCACAAGCCTTGCCAGTACGGGTATCGACCCACTTCTCGTCCTGCCAACGCTTCAGGTTAGCCCCGGCTTCGCCCTTGCGGACATCCCCCTTGGCCTTTCGGCACTTGGCTACGGCCTGAGCAGCCCTTGCAGACCACTTGCCATAGGAGCGCATGATCTTACGATAACAAGCGTCTTTAGCCATTACCAAGCCCTACAAGACCAGTATCGGGCCTTCGTCTTGGGACCGGGGTTGTCGCAGTTATGACGGGCCCGGAAATTAGCCCTGCGACCCGGAATGTGCTTCTTGATCTTCATGTTCGGATCACCGAACCGGACGATCTTGGTCTTATCCCCATCCTTGACACACACGGCAGACTTCTTGGGTCCACCCGGGGTCCTGAAGGGTTTGTTGATCTTCTTACCGTTGCACGGACTTGCCATTAACGACCTCCAATAGTTCTTTGGGCAGGGCCTCACGCAACTCACGCATAGCCTTGGCTAGGCTGGTGGCTGCCTTGAGAGACCTTTCGCTCCTTAGATGATCCTCGTACTTGGTCAGGGCAATACACGCCTTGTGGGTCAAGACTACCGACCACTCCGACACGGGCTCATTCAGATCCATGTGTCACCTCTGGGCTTACGCCCAACTGCGTGTTCCAAGAACCGTTCCAGTTCACGATCCAGTTCGTCTTCTTTACGATTAGCAATCTTACGGTTGGCATCCTGTGCCATCACCTCAGACCAGAACCCAACAGCCATTGCCAAGACATCCAGTCGGTCATCATAGGCCAAGGCTTTCTTAGTCCTAGTGATCCGGGACATCTGCCACATAAGTGAATACTGGAGAGCCTTCTCCGTGGCATACATTTTGGTGGATTCGTAATCGTTTCGGATGACTCCAGCGTCAATGACCAGTCGATGCTGGTTCATAACAGGCTCTAGGGTGTCCACAATCCGGCGTTCCTTCTGGATATTGTGCCGGACTTCTTCGACTGTGCAGGGGTAACTGTTCCGTAGATACGGCTTCAGCAGTTCCGAGAACATACCGTCACCAAAGTTGGACTCGACAATGATCTTATTGACGGCCTGACCCTTGGCAATAGACACCAGTTTGTCCATGGTCGCCTGCTCGTATCCACCCTGTAGACCACCCGCAGCAGTCACATACAGGAACCCATTCAGCATCTTGACCACAGCGTAGGCAGTTTCGTTATCGCCACGACCGCTAGGGTCAATCGCCATAATGGACCCCTCATAAGGAATCCACTTGCCGATAATGTCCATGGGCCCGTAATACCGATCCCCATTAAAGCCCACGCAAGGCAGATCCTTGACGATGTTGCTGGGATTAGCAGCCCAAACAGGCTTCTCAGGAGCATTCTCTGGGTTCAACCCAAAGACCAACAGGTCGCTCAACTTGAGCGGGTACCTGTCAGCGTCACTCAGGGTGCTGTCCAGCATGAACTGGAGGGCAAACCCGGTGCGTCCATAAGACGCTTCACGCTCCATTAGGTCAAGGGCGTTAAACCGCCTAGGATCCGTTGGGTCGCCTTCTGAGCCATCCCGCAGCATGGGAGCCAGTTTCTCCCCAAAGGCCGTCTTCAGGCGGCTATCGGGATACCTAGCAGGCCAGATCTTCGTGTCATACCCCTTCTCATGGAAGGCATGGTAAATCGACTGCTCTGTCTGAGGGGTGCCCAGATAAATCACCTCCCCTCCGGGCTTAAGTACTGCTTCAAACTCAGCCACAGCAGACTGCAACTTGTCCCGCATCAGGAAGGTTGCAGAGTTATTCAGCGACTCAACATCGTCCGCAATGATCAGGTCAGCACGGCTACCCGTAATCTGACTGGTGATTCCCTTAGAAACAACACTAGGGGCTTGTGAGGCGGGAGCAGGACCAACATCGAACGCAATCTTGGAGTTTCTCTGGTCTTCCCTAGGCTTCAGGTGTTGGCAGATCGGGATCTCATTGATCAACCTCAAGGTGAAGGTACTGAAGTCATCTGCTCGTTGCTTAGACGCAGAGACCACCAGCACATTCAACTTGGGGTTCATCAACAGGCGATAAACCACATAGGCACTAGTGAGCCAAGACTTACCTACCCCACGGAACGCCTGAATGACGCGCCTACGGGGCCCCTTCTGGAGGTACTTGGCGATGTCCAACTGAATAGGGGTGGGCTCTGGTAGCCCAAGATGATCCCACGCCAGATAGACGAAGTTCCTGAAGTCCTTTAGTTTGCGTTCGACTTCACTCAAGCGGCTTCTTCTTCATCAAAGGGCATGATCTTGGCCAGATTCAGCATTGGTTCAGATGCCGTAGGGGCACAGTCAATGCCGTTATCTCGCAAGAATTGCCGTGCAACATTGAGATCCGAGGGGGTCGCATCCCCTGACTGGATCTTTTGCAGCAACTCTTGAGCAAGAGCCGAGTGGATTGCTTCAAGGATTTGCTTATTCATGTGGTTCCTTAGACATAACTACACAGAGCAGAGAGCATGGAAGCGCAAACCACATCATAACCATTACGCTCCCCAACAACAGAACTCAAGTGGGCTTGGCCACCAGCATCGTACATAGTACCGCCACCAACATTGTCAGCCAAAAGTTCGTTAGCGGTGTAATACTGAGCAATGTCTACAACGGTAACTTGCTTTGCGACATTTGCTGCTGCATAAGCATTAGCAGCCGTAACCACAGCAGCACGGGCTGAATCCCATGTGGCTACCGTTGATGTTGGATGGGTAACGCTGAGGACGAAGGCCAACTTACTTGGATCATTGCCTACAGCAGTCCAGCGTTCAATGATCTTGTCCACAGTCAAGCCAATGTTCTGGGGCCAAGTAACATTAGTGTCCGGGCCGTTGATCCCTACATTAATCCAAACAACCGTATTGCCAGACCCATTAACTTCGGTTTGACGAGCGTAAATTTCCTTGAGGTAAGAATCAAGGATTCCTGCGTTGGTATTTACTCGATTGTAAAGATGAATGGCTTGTGATCCGCCGTGGTAAATATAATTATTGACGGCGTAACCACTAGACATATTGGTACGAAGAACAGAGTGCCAAAGGCAAGCAAAGGGTCCAACAGCGGGTGAACCGTTGTTGAAGTTATCCCAACCCGCAATCATGTAGTTAGCGGCGACACCGTTGGTTACCGTAGGTCCAGTAAAGTTGAACTTTGTGGTTCCATACCAGTTTCCCGCGCTTCCACCATTAGTAGAAACATATGCTGGGGCCGACTGATGTGTAAATGGGGTCCAAGCCGAGGGTCGGAATTGTCCACTTCCTGATGCAAACTTTCCATAAACACATCGGTACTGAAGCGGTGTATTAGAAGCGTTTGCGATTAGTGGGCAATAGGTATTCATACGGATCAAGTTTTTGTTTGATCCGCTGGTATAAGTTAGTCCTGCTGGCAGGAACGCGGCATCCCAAGGAAATCCGGTAAAGCGTGGAAGTTGTCCAGCAAGTGAATCTGAAGCCGATGTGTAACCGAGATTAGTTTTAAGGGCTACAGCGTTTGCATCAGATTGCCCCGCTTTAAACTCCAGTCGAGAAAGCGGACCAACTGCTCCAGTTTCCCCCGATTGCGATGTCGAGGGCCAATGGCATTGAATTCCAGTTCCAAGCGGGTTAACTCCGGTAGTGTCACCACGCACAAGATCATTGCCTGCACCTTCATCCAAAGCACCCGGAATAAGCGCGCTGGAATAAAGAGGAATACCCATAAAACCGCCAAGAGTTCGGTGCAAAGCCCCAGTCCAACCATAAGAATACATGGTTGCTGAGGAACTCTTATAGCCTGTGTTACTGTCCCCAATGGTAATGACATCTACATAGTCATCGCCTTTAGCGGCAGTCCTAAAAAACCTACCAGCAACGGTACTTCCGACAACCCCATCAGGGGTAAAACCTATTGACTGGCCGCTCTTTAGATAGATAACGGTTGGTCGCCTAGACATTTTGACCCCCTTGGTTAGTCAATATTTACTCCGAAATCCAAGCCCAGTAATTACGGCTAGCACCCGAACCAACGCGCACTCGCATATAGTTCATCAGGGGGACCACCTTAACCCAAGAGTTATTCACCGGGTCTTCCAGATATTCTGGATCGGCTGGAGTGACGCTTTCAATACTAACCCAAGTGGTGTTGTCAAACGAACCTTCAAGAGTAATAACTGGAGTAGCACCAGTAGAAAACTTCAGTCCGTCGTGCTTGACAACAAACAGACCAAACTGATCGGGCTGCTCCAGAGGAGTGGCTACTGAGGAAGTCGAGTTAGTGGCAACAGCGGTGTTGCTGAACATCGTGTAAATAGGCATTGTGTTTTATCCCTGTGGAAAGAGTTTAAAAAGAGCGTGAGTGAGGAGCGAGGCAAGAGCACCCACGGTGGCTGCAATGCCCATAGTGAAAGACTTGGAGTGTTCTAGTTCCCGAAGACGGCCTTCGTGATTCTTGAGTTGATCTTCTTGCATACGCTGCATTTGTAGTAGCGCATCCACCTTGCCCTCAAGACGGCCAATCGCCAACATAATTTCCGAAGTGTCATAGGAGTGCATAGTTGGGTCCTAAAGATTAGTTTTGGACCTCAACAATCGCGTACACAACTTTTGGCTTACTAATTACTGCATTTGTGTGATTATTGAATGTGGTGTTGCTAGTCAGAGTTGTAGTGATTGTAAAACTACGCGCAGCCACCGTTGAATTGCTTTGGGTAATAATACCGTAAACCGCACCATAGCGAACTTGATTAGCCAAAGCAGCATCAGCCGTTACATTGTTTGCATCAATGGTTGGCGCGGTTCCAGCACTAGCAGTTACTGTAGTTGTCACACTTAGATTTGACGCAGTACCCGACCCGTTATTGTGGAACAGCATCCAAGCGGCTCGGTTTTCGCGTTCATTTATGCCAACCAAAAGTCCATTATCCAACACAAATCCGGGTGGACTAGCAAAAGATAGGAACATCCCACTAGTAGCCAAAGGAACCACATAAATTGTGCTATTTGCAGACTTTGGCGTGTATGACGCAGTAGTAATGCTTGTGTTAAAAGTAGTAGCGTTGGGGGCAACTACGGCGGTACCAGCAGCAATAGTTTGAATTACAAAGTTACGAACGGTTCCAGACAAGGTTCCGACGGCGTTAACGGCAGTTTCAACAAAGAGTTTAGTGGCCGCATCAGCCGCATTAGTGGGGGTCCCCAGATTTGTAATCTTCTGGGTGTTCATGTCCAAAGCAGCACCGGGTGAAGACAGAGTAGACACCGTGACACTAGTGGACAGTTTGGCTGTGCCAATCGTCCCATCTTCAATCTTGCTGTTGGTCACCGCCGCAGCAGCCAACTGATCGGTATCAACAGCACCGTTACCAATCTTGTCAATCGTTACGGCACCATTGGAGATGTTTGCAGTCTGAACTGCAAGGGCTCCCAACTTAGCGTTAGTGACGGCTCCGGCACCAATCTTGGTTTCAGTAACGGCACCAGTATTGATCTTTACTGTAGTAACTGCGTCAGCAGCAATCTTGTCGGCAGTTACCGCATCTGTAGCAAGATAGACATCCGTGATTGACCCCGGAGCAATAGCGTCAGCCACAGCACGGGCAACCCCAAAGTTACGAATCAGGACCTTGTCATTAAGGCTTGCCGCATTTGGCGCAGTCAGCGCAAGGCTAATGTTTCCCTTAGCACCGGAAAAAGTGTAGCCTGTAGGGGTAACCGTGACCCCATTCTTGGTGACCAAGTACATCTCAGGTACCGTCGCAAGGGGCTCGGGACTTTCAGCACTTAGGTTGAAATTGGTCTGTCCCGCAGTAGCCACAAACTCCCAAGTCTGAGGGACGGTCTGAGCCTTGCCATAAAGAGCCAAGGTGTCCACATAGTTCTTCGTAGCCGCATCGCCGGGGTCGCTAGGAGCCGCTACAGCGGTGATCTTCTTGCTGTCGGCATCCCAAGCAGTACCGTCTGCGCTCGGGCCAAGGGCCCCGTTACCCGTGTCTGCGCCTTCCTGACTGATATGCAGAAGACCAACGACGGCATTATCAAGATCCTGAGCGGTCAGGATTGAAGCGTCTTGAAAGTCAACGACACCGCCTTGGAAGGAAGATACCGTCTTTGGGGTATCCCGGGCAATGCGAACAATGCTGCCAAGTGTGGGAGCCGTATTCAGAACGATTGTAGGAGTCACGCCAATGGTTTGAAGCGTGTAGTCGGTGGTGACTGACTTCAAAACACCATCAATAGTCACCTTCAAGAAGGTCGGACTAAGCCAACCATCAATGGTGTTAATTGGGTAGTTAACTTGCCCCGCAGTAGAGGTGTATTGAATATAACTTGAGTTAGGCATTTAAAAGGCTCCTTAGATTCAGTTTGATGTGCGTGGCTGCTGATTACGGAGGTTGTACTCC